GGTCGGCATCGCCCTTGCGGTCCTCGGCCCGCTGGCGGTCGACGCGGTCACGCTCGGCCAGAAGCTCGCGGTCCAGCCGGGCCAGCATGGCGTCATTGGTGAACGCCCTGCGCGAGACAGCGGCCAGCAGCGCGATGGTGCCGCCGATCAGCGCCGTGATGGCGGCGGTAATGCCGTGGTCGCGCAAGGCCGCGCCGATCTCCTGCGCGAGGGAGTTACGTTCTGTCATGGTGATTTCCTTTGATGATCGATCCTCATCCGCCTGCGAAACGGTGGCTGGTCAAAGCCGTTCAGCCGACCTTGCAGCCCCAGAAGGACGTGTGGTCGGCCGCGAAGTAGCCGTCTGCGACCCGGAAATACCCTTGCAACTCGACGGTATCGCCCGCGCTCAACGGCACCATGGTCTGCAGCCAGATGGCGGTCGCGAGCGTGACGTGGGTGGCGGAAATTTCGCCGAAGGAGCCCCGGATTTCAGTTGCGCCATTCAGCACGAGCCGCCCGCGCATGCGGGCCGTGGCGCTGGCGTTGATCTTGTAGAGCAGCGTCGCGCCGAAAAGGTAGGTGCCGTCGACGGGTGCGGTGAACCGGTTGGTTCCGGCGTCGAACGCGCCCTGATCGTTATAATCGGTATTATTGAGAGCGATCTTCGTCCAGGCCCCGACACCGACATAGTTGTCGTAGTCGGTATACGCCTTGAAGCGCGGCAGCTGCGGCTGATCGACGATGCCGTTGGTGTTGTCGATAGTCAGCCCGTCGAAGAAGGTACTGCCATCGGTGGACACCGCGAGCCGGAAACTGTCCGACCCGAACAGGCCGACCAGCGCCTTTGTCAAGAAGTTGGTCTGCAGCGTCAGACCGAGATCGTCGCCCGCAGCCTCCTTGTTCATCGTGTAGAAGAGATCGCCGTTCCCGCCTTCGGCCACGGTCTTGGCAGTCCAGAGTGCCGCGTTGAGCTTGGCCGAAAACGGGTTGACGGCATCGGCGGTGGTGCCCAACCCGAGCAATGTGAGGTTCTGCAGTGACGCAGGAGTGGTTCCGACCCACTCGGAGCCGTTGTAAACGAGCAGCAACCCCTCATCCTCAATCCATGTCCTCCAGCCCACGCGCGGCGGCAGGCGCAACCAAGCGCCATCGGTGAACACCGCAACGTTCAGATCCCACCCGGCCCAATCACCGGTTGCGCCGGAGGCGACGATGTAGCGGTCGCCATCTTCTGGAGAACCGGGTGGCGCGGTCATATCACGGTCGAGGGCGGAGAGCTGCACGAGCCCGTCGAGTAGCCGCAGCGCCTCGTTGTGGGTGACATGCTTCTGGGCCTGCGACGCCAGGATATAGGGCAGCAGCAGGTTTGTCGTGGCGTCGGACATGGTGGTCCTTTCAGAATGTCAGAATGTCAGAATGTCAGTGTGACGGTCTTGGCCGCCCCTCGCCCGATCAGGGCGGAGAGCTGGTAGATGCGGATGTCGAGCGTGTCTTCGGGCCCGAGCAGCGCACCCCAATCGGCGGTCTGCTGGGCAGCATTGTAGAAGGCGCTGGTCGTCGACGTAGTCAGCGTGCGTATGACCGTTCCGCCGTCGTGAATTTCCACCTCATAGGCCTCACTGTCCTCGGCCAAAGGCACATCGCCCGCACCCCAGTTGTCAGCGGCGAGCGACCGCGACCGACGCATCCAGCGGATCGTCAGATCGCCCAGGCTACGCGCTGTTTGCCATGGCTGCTCAACATGCGCCACTGAGAAGGGCCGCAGACCAGCGCCCTCAGGCGTGAAGGTGGTCGCCGCAAAGGTCTCGTCAATGACCGGGCGTGAGGCTGGACCGACGCGCCAATTCCATGGCAGGCCGAGATCGGCCTCCGCGATGGGCAGTGATGCCAGCGTGGCATCCAGCACGACGACGCGCGCGCCGGTTGGTACGACACTCACGACTGCGTTCTCCGTTCCACGCTGACCGCGCAGCAGCCGGGTCAGGCGATATCGCCCGGACGCGATCAGCTCTGCGTTGCCTGCCTGGACGATCTCCCATGCGCCGGGAGCGGTTTCGATGGCCAGCGCATTGGCACCGCCAAGCAGGGTAATATCCGTGACGCTTTCCAACGTTCCGGAATAGAGATCGACCACCAGCGCGTTCCCAAAATCGAAGCGCGACACTGGCCCAGCGTAGAAGTCCGCTGCGAGCACGCCCATGCGGGCGCGCGCGCTAAATGTGGTCAGCAGTGCAAATCCATCCGTCGCCGCACTGCGATACACCGCCATTTCGCCCGGCCATGGCTTGGCATGACCCGCAATGACTGGCCGGTGCGCCGGTTGATCCTCGCGCAGCTGCGGCAGGTCCAGCAGGATCACATCGGGGGTGCCGAAGACTGTCGGCGTCGACAATGATGCAGGGCGGGACTCTCCGGGCGGCAGATCGTAGATAGCGCGATCCTGACGAACAGCGTCGATGATGCGCAGGTCCGAATCCGCAATGGACGCCAGCCGCATCTCGGTCAGGCGGCCGTCATGGTCGAGCTGAATCACATCGCATGGATCGAGTGCCAGACGTGAAGGCGGCAAGCGAAACACGGCAGTTTCGCGCCCCACCCACGCCTCCATCAGCGCACGACGGCAGCGGCGTTCGGCTTCTTCGGGTGGCACGGCCATCGGGAAAGCCTCGGACGCGATGCGTGTGGTGTCGACAGTGATGCGCCGTGCTTCGACCTGCGCCGCGTCATAATCCTCGTCCGCCCGCGCCACTTGCCATTTCAGCGCCTGCGGCAGTTCGGTTTCCTGTGCCCGCGTCAGTTCCATCACGTCCCCCTGTCCCGAGGTGGGGGCCACCATGCCGTCTGGGGTGATCGTTGAAGTCGCGATCCGGCCGCGCATCAGGAAGCGGATGCGACCCTCACTCTCGACGGCATCAAAGCCGAAGTGACGGGCCAGCGTGGAAATCGACGCGCGCGGGGCTTCCAGCGCCGAGATCACATATCCCTCGACCGCACCCCAGAGTCCGGTGACGTCGATCTGGCCCTTCGGCATGCCTGCCCGCAGGCAGAGGTGCCGCACCAATGCCGCCAGCGACACCGCGCCAAGCCGCCCGGTCAGCCAGTGCCCCAGCTGCCAGTTCGGACCATCGGTCCAGACATCGGTGAGTTCGGGAAAGAATGGATAAGGTCGCGCGTCCCAGGTCCATGCGGAGCATTCCGGCACGTTGACCATGCGCGCGCCCGTCATTCCCGACAGCGGGTTGTTGGCTGGTGCTGACCAGAACAGATACGTCGCTTCCAGATAGGCGCGCTGGATCGCATCATCCCGCCAGCCGCGTGAGAAATACGGCGTGAAGCTCTCCGATGACTTCGGGTCGAAAAAGACGTTCGGCTGGTTGGTGCCGCGATCGATGGCGGGGCAGCCCAATTCGGTGAACCAGATCGATTTGGACTGCGGCACCCATGCCGTTGGCGTCCCGCTCTCCACGCCACCCGGACGGTTGAAATGAGCGTTTTGCCACCAAGCGCGCAGATCCTTGAAGCGGAACACCCATGGTTTGGCTGCTGCGCCATCGCTGATTGGCGTGCGGTTTTGTGCTGTTCGATCCAAGGCGCTGGCATAGAACCAGTCAAACCCTTCGCCGCCATTGATGTTCGATTGCAGGTAGGCGCGGTCATAGATCGCCGGGGCCAGTGCTGCATCAGCATGATCAAATCCGTCGCGCCAATCCGAGAGCGGCATGTAGTTATCGATACCGATGAAATCGATGTTGGCGTCCGCCCAGAGCGGATCGAGGTGGAAGAAGACGTCGCCACTCCCGTCGCCCGGCTGGTGGCCGAAATACTCCGACCAGTCGGCTGCGTAGCTGATCTTGGTGCCCGGCCCAAGGATCACACGCACGGCCGCAGCCAGATCGCGATAGGCCTGCACTGCCGGATAGGTCGTGGCCCCGCTGCGAATCGTGGTCAGGCCGGGCATCTCGGTGCCGATCAGGAAAGCATCGACTCCGCCAGCTGCTTTGCACAGCTGGGCGTAATGCAGCACCATGCGGCGCAGGCCCCACTCACCGACCGGGCCGGTCCAGCTGACCGCCTCGCCAGAAACGCTGAAGTTGGCAGGTGTCGCCGTGCCAAACAGAGCCGAGACCTGCGGGGCCGCCGAGGCGGTTTTGTCCACCGATCCAGCAAAGCCAGCAGCGGGGGAACAGGTGATCCGCCCGCGCCAAGGGAATGTGGGCTGACCGACCCCGGCAGCGTTTGCGCTGTAAGGATTGGGTTTGGCGTTGCCGGGCGGCACATCCATCAGGATAAACGGATAGAAGGTCACACGAAGCCCGCGCGCTTTCATTTCCCTGATTGCCTGTACCACCGCGAAGTCTGCAGGCGTGCCGCCATAAACAGGTCGGTCCTCGGCGTCGCGGCTGACCAGAACCGCATTGGCACGGCTGACGCCGTTCACCGACCAGACCGAGGGCTTCGTGGTCTTGGCCGCAACCTCGACGCCGGGACGGACCTTGCAGGATCCCGCCCGCAGATCATCGCCAAACCACGCGACGACCAAAGACACACTCTCCACCGCCGGGGCCATCGCCTGCAGCCGGTCGAGCGCCACGACGATGTCAGCCGTGTCCGAGATGGCGTTCAGGTTCTCGGCGACGGTTGCGCCGCCGGGGCCGGTCGATTTCTTCACTGGCGCGGTCGCGTAGCTGAATTCGCCGGAGGCCGGGATCAGCGTGACGGCTTTGACCAACCCTTCGGCGGTGTCAGGATCAGCCAGCGGCCGGAACACCTCGAAGCTGATCTGCGGCAGGCGATTGCCGAAGGAACTGAGGTCCAGCTCCTCGAACACCACATAGGCAGTGCCGCGGTAGGCGGGGGTGTTGGCGGCTCCCATCTTCGCCGAAATAAACGGGTCCGGACCCTGCGCCTCGTCGCCCGGATACCAGCGCCAGGTGACGCCGGTCATGTCCATGGCCTTGCCGTCGGCCCAGACGCGGCCGATGCCGGTGATCTCGCCCTCGCAAAGAGCGACCGCGAAGGAGGCATAGTACAAATACTCGGTGGTCTTGACCTTGCCGCCCCCGCCGCCCTTGCCGCCGCCTTGGGTCGTGGTCTTCGTCTCCTCCCGAAAATCCGTGGCCCAGATGATATTGCCGCCAATGCGCATCCGGCCAAAGAGGCGGGGGATCACGGCCCCTTCGGTCGAAGAGGTAATCCGCAGGCCGTCGAGGCGCGCGCCCTCGATGCGTTGGGCGGGCGCGAGGGACGACACGATCCAACTGTCGACCAGCGATCCCACACTCGATCCGATGAAGCCGCCAATGGTGACGGCGCTGACGCCTAGCAGCCCGCCACCGATGGACCCACCGATCGCGGAGCCAACCGCGCCGAGTACAAGCGTTGCCATGTGAGGTCTTTCAGATGCTGCCCGAGGGCGGGAACAGGAAGGCGAAGGCAATGCGCCGCCGCCAGATAGGGGTCAGGGTTTCCTCGACGACGCCCAGCCGCTCGTAGGAATGGATAAAGCTGTCAGGCCCCGTCAGGATCCCGACATGCTTGGCAATGGCGCGGGGGGTCATGCGGAAGAGGATCAGCGCGCCCGGGCTGGCGTCATTCGTTCCGATCGGGATCAGCATTGAGGCGGCACCATTCGCCAGCACCTCGTGCGGCCCGGTTTCGCCCCAATCCCGGCTGTAAGGTGGGATCGGGAAAGGCTCGTTTCCCACCACATCACGCCAGACGCCGCGTGCGAGACCGAGGCAATCGCAACCGACACCGCGTAGACTGGCCTGATCGTGATAAGGCGTCCCGAGCCATAATCGCGCGGTCGTGACGACGAGGGCGGGATCGGCGGCGCCAATCAAAGCACGCCGTCTTCGTGCCCGCCGTCTTGGCTGGCATAGCGCAGCACTGCATCTTGGCCGGGAATGTTTGGAAACCCTCGAAAATTGGCAGTATTGGCGAACTTGGCCCCGCAGGTGGCAATGCGCTTGTCGCAGCCAGCCCGCGCGATGAAGTTGTCACCTTCACTGATTGGACGCACCGGCGATTCCAGCAGTGTCAACGCCGCGATGCTGTCTGCCAGATCATGGGCCAGCACTTCCGTGATCCGCCCGGCATTGGCACCGCTGGTCCAGGTGATTGTGCCAGACGTGAACCAGGCGGCTGCAAACCCGGCCAAGCCCGAGGCCATGAACGCGCGGTCGCGCAACAGGTCGGTGACAACGCCCGTGCCCTTGTAGACAGCGTTTTCCAGATTGATCCCGCAGCGCGCATCGCCCAACGCCGCATCACAGCCCGCCTGAAACGTCCGCCCAACGGTCTGGCCCAGCACATGCGCCAGCGACCGGACCTCGGCTACGAACGCCATCCGCCCGCGCCGGATTTGCCCGACCGCTCCGCGCCGCAGCAGCACCCGCTGGCCAGTGTCGGCCCAGTTCACCCGCCAAAGCTCCACAGCAGCGTTGTCCCAGCGTCCGTCCAAGATGTCGGTCTCGGTGATCCGGTCCGAGGTCAGCACGCCCGTCGCGTCCTGCGCATCAACGGCCAGATCGGAGCCCGAGCGGATTTCCGAGGCGGCAAACCCGCTTTCGGGCTCAAATTCGGTGCCGTCAAAGCTGAGGGCGCGATCATGATCGGTGAAGCCCAGCGCCACGCCGTCTGCTCGCGAAATCCGCCAGCACCAGGACAGGGTGGTGGTGCCATCATCGAGATGCGCCTGCAGCGCAGGGGAGAGGGATTTCATCTGCGGATCTCCAGAAGAGGGATGGACGTGATTGACCCGAGCCGCTCGATATCGAGGGTCACGTCCAGCGTGTCGGTGTCGAAGCGGACGGGCACGTCGAATTCGAAGCCCGCAGTGATCGCGATGCTTGCACCCGGGGCGGCAGCGAAGGTGACGCTGCCGGTGGCGGTGTCGACGCTCCAGCCGGTCATCTGTTCGACGCCGTTCAGGGCAAGGCGGACAGAGCCCGCGACCGGCTTGGCGATGGCGCGGGTCCAGCTTTGCGCGCCGGAAGTGTAGCGCTTCAGAAGGCCGAAGGCGGTAACGGCACCATTGCCGGTGCCGATGGGCTGGTCGGTCGGGGCCACGGCCTGCGACGGCAGGCAGGATTTGTAGTCAGCCCAGTCTTTGTACCGGAAGCCATGCAGGCGGCCGTTGCGGGCCTCGAAGAAGGCCACGACGGATGCCAGATCGTCAGCGCGGCGGATGCCATAGGCGACATCATAGCGGCGGCGGCTGTTGGCCCAGCTGGCGTTGCGCTCCTCGTCTCCAGAGGCCAGTTCGACGATCTGTGTCCGCCGTTCCGGCCCGCCCCGCGCGCCACGGCTGATGTTGTCGGGGAACCTGACCTCATGAAACGCCATCACATGCCCCTCCGGCCAAGCGAGACGGCGCGGGCGATGTCGGCTGCCACCTGCGTGCGGGATTGGCGGAAGCTTTCGGCATCGCGTGCGTTGATCGTGACGGAGATATTCGGCGCGGCGCTCTGCCCCTGGCCATAACCAGCCGCCTCCCGGCGCGACAGAACCCGTTCTCCTCGTTGCAGGATCGCAGGAACCTCGTCGGGCTTGATCCCGGCCCAGCCACCGGAATGCATACGCGGGGCACCGGCGAAGGCCAGCGCCGGGACCATGCGGCCCGGGCCCGGCGATCCGACTGTGCCGCCCGCGTGCAGGATGTCCGCGAACAATCCACCCGCACCGCCAAGTGCGCCCCAGAGGGCATCAGCGATAGGCCCGAGGATGAAGCGGCGCGCCGCCAGCTTGGCCAGATCGGCGATCATCGAGGTGACGAGGTCGCGGAAGTCGAGCTTGCCGGTTTTGACAAAGGCGGCCACGGCGTTCTCGGCGCTCTGGAATGCGCCGACCAGTGTCTGGCCGATATCGCCACCGATATCGCGGGCCCTGGCGGCATAGTCGGCGAGCGCTGCGGTGACCGCGCCCCAGCCTGTTGCGGCTTGCTCCGCGCCCTCGGCCGCTGCCGCCCCGGCAGCGCGCGCCGCGGCTCCCGCACCACCGGCAGCGGCGGCCGTTTCGTCCAATTCCAGCCCGAGTGCGTCCGCAGAGGCCGCAGCATTGGCCAGTGCGGCTTCAGCCTCCACCCCGCTGCCGGTTACCGCGTCGCGCAGCGCTTGCCGGCTGGCCAGTGGGCGACCAGCGGCATCTGCCAGCATTCCCGCCGCCTCGCGATAGCCGTTGGCGCGGGCGCGGGCGTCTTCGGCCATTGTGCCAAGACCGAGGTCAGGCGGTTCCAGATAAGTGCGCGACAGCGCGGCGGAGAAGGCATCGGCTGCGGCGGCACCCGCTGCGGTTGCCGCACCCTCAAACGGGTTACCGATCCGCGCCAGGTCCAAGGGATCCAGCGTGCCGATCCGGACCCCACCTTCACCCGTTGCCCATTCCGGCAGCAGCGCGAGTGCGGCGTTCAACCCGTTGATGAAGGTGTTGATGCGGGTGACGACACAGTTCAGCATCGCCTCGACGCCGGAGATCAGACCGTTCGCGGCCTGAAAGGCAAAGTCACCGATGGCGCTGGGCAGACTGCCCCAAATCGCCACGGCTGCATCATAGGCCCCCTGGAAAATCGCCGCCGTCCGGTCGCCGAAGCTGACAACCCCAGCGATGGTGCCCTCAAGTGCTGAAAGACTTGCGGCCTTCAGCCCCTCCCAACCGGCTGCCATCTGTGACAGTGCACCATCCAGTGCCAGCCCCATCCGCGACCAGATTTCCTTGGCCAGATCGCCAAGCAGCTGGAACGCATCTCCAACGCCGCCAACTCGGGTGACAAGTTGCGAGAATTGATAGACCAGCTCGCCAGCGCCGACGATCAGCGCCCCGATCCCGGTGCGGATCAGCGCGCCGCGCAGGAAGACCAGTGCTGTGGCCAGCCCGCGCACCGATAATGCCGCCGCCGCCATACCCGCCACCCAGCGCCCGGCCATGATGCCCGCGAACGTCGCGGCATAGGTGGTCATGCGTCCGAGGTTGTCGAACAGCGCCTTGATCGCGATGCCCAGCGGCCCGGTGCGGCTGGCAATCGCCGCCATGGCATTCGCGACCGCTTCTAACGCTGGTGCGGCGGCGACCGCCAGCTGGTTCGACAGACCCCGCCAGATCAGGCCGAGACGCGAGATCGCGTCATTGGTACGCTCAATCTGATCGGCGTCAGCTTCGGAAACGACAACCCCGAAGGCAAGCACATCCTCGGTCGCCTGGCGCAGTGTCGCCGTGTCGATCCGGGTGAACACCAGTGCCGCGCGGTCGCCAAAGAGCTGCGAGGCCACTGCCGCGCGTTCGGCCTCGGGGACAAATTGCCCCAGCGCCTCCTGAATGGCCGCGATGCGCGCATCCAGCGGCAGGCGCTGTAAATCCTCGGCCGAAAGCCGCAAACGGCGCAAAGCGTCAATCGCCGGGCCGGTACCGGAGGCGGCCTGGCTGAGCCGCCGCGTCAGCTGCACGGTGGCTTGCTCGACCTGACCCATCGACACGCCTGCCAGATCGCCCGCCCGCTCCAGCACCTGAAGGCTGGCAACCGTTGTGCCAAGAGATTGCGCCATCTTGGCCTGCGCATCGACGGTCTGCAGGCCGGAGCGGATCATCGCGACCCCCGCCGCCGCCAGCGCCGCAGTGGCAGCAGCTGCGGCAAGCGTGGCGCGGCGGGCAAATGCGGCAACGCGCGCATTCGCCATGTCCATCTCGCGCGACAGCCGCCCGAACCCGCGCGCGCCTGCTTCGCCCACACCTTCCAGTTCGGCGCGGACCTGGCGGCCGCCTTCCGCCACGAGGCGGACGGATACGCGTTTTTCAGCCATCGCGGCTTCCTTCCATTTGTTCGTTCAGTTTGCGCACCATCACCGCTTCGATCTCGGGTAGCAGTTCGGCGGCGATCAGGGTGTCGATCCCGAGGGCACGTGCCATGGCGAGCGCCGCGCCCATGTCCCAGCCCAGCACTGCACCGGGGATCACTCGCAACTGGCCACCAAGACGGCCGACCAGATCCCAGACCTGCCAACCCTCCGGCGTTTGCGGCTGGTTCAGTCTTGCGGGGCAGTCCGGGCACGGCCCCGGGCAGGCCGCGCAGTACCGGTCGCCGCCGCCGAAGGACCAGTCGGCGAGGGCGCGGAGACGTTTTTTTCCGCGTCCAGGATCAGGCCGCGCGCAACGTATTGGGTCTGGAACGCCTCGAAGACCGGCCAGATTTCCAGCAGGGCATCGATGCCTTCAGGCGTGACGGGGACGATGTTGCCCGCGTCATCGCCCACGCCTTCCCAATCCAGCACCGCGCGCCGGGCCACGGACTTGGCCATGGCCAGAGCCAGTTCCTCTTGGGAAGCACCATCGGGCAGCCCTTCGATTGCCGGATCGGCGCGGGCTGACACCATCAGGGCAGTGGTCAGGGGGCCGACCAGCAGGCGCAGGCCGGGGGCGAGGTCCACCCATTGCGGCGTGGCGGTCAGGTTCAGACGGATCATCAGTATTCCTCGATATCGTTGATAAGGGTTGCGGTGCACATGCGGGCGGGGCTGGCGGCTTTCGCCGCTTGCCAGTCAAAGGTGGCCTGCACGCCCTGCGGCCCGGAAATCTCGATCCGGGGGCGCGGCAGGTAGACGGCGTGGACAGTGAAGGTGAAGCTTTCGCCCGAGGGCAGGACATAGGCGAAGCTGATCTCGCAGGGATCGCCGTTGATCGCCTGCGTCACCAGCGTGCTGTCGGCAAAGCGGACCTCGATCCGGCCGGTCAGGGCGGCGATGGACGGGTCTGCCCCGTCGATCTTGCCATCGCTTCGGATGGTCTCGATCCGGTCGAGGTTGTTGGCATAGGTGATTTCCGCCGAGACCACGTTGCCGAGGGCGCTGCCGTTCCGGCTGATCGCGCCGTTGAAATGGCCGAACCGCTGCAGCGCCAGTTCTGCGGGGGTGCCTGCGCCGGTCGTCGTGGCGATGGTCTCGCCTTGCGCCACCAGCCGGGCGGTGGCTGTCAGCAGGCCAGAACGTTGCACCTGCCAAGACAGCTGATCCAGCACGCAGCCGGAATACATCGCAAATCGCGGCACCTCGGGCATGCCGGTCTCGATCGACATCGATGGCAGAGTCCAGCTGCCCGAGCGGAACTCATGGGTGTATGGCCCCACGCCAGAGGTGATCGGATCCCCGAAAGCCGCCTTCAGCCAGAACCCGAAGGCCTCGGCGTCGATCGGCACCATGACATCGCCATCGGCCGTCACCGCGTCCTTGATTGGGGCGAGAGGGTCGCGGCCATACCCAAGCAATTCGCTGTTCAGAAGTGGTTGTTCCGATCCCAGCGACGTGCTGGCAAAGGGCATTTTGGTGAACCCACTGACCGGCGGGGTGCCGTATACTGTCTCAAAGCCGAGCGCCATCTGCGCCCGCGCGCCTTGCGCACGTGCCATGTCTTTCTCCAAATTATGTGGGATATCAGGCCAAGGGGCCGGTAGTGGTGTAGTGCAGGACGACGGTGATCACTGCGGCCTTGAGGGCTGCGGCGCCCTCAATGGGCAGATCGACCGAGGCCGGGGCTTCGGGTTCGACCCATTCGCAGAGGCCGCCTAGTGTGCGATCGGTTTCCAGCACCGTTCCGATGACTGCTATTAGGGTGTCGAAGGCGCTGGCACGGCCATTCGGGGCCTGAACGACAACTTCCATTTCGGCCCGATGCTGATAGTGGTAGCGCAGCGGCGACAGCGTGACCTCCGGCTCGCCCGGCTGGCCGTCGCGCAGGATGATCAGCCCCGCCGCCGGGATCCGCTCGGGCAGAACTTCGTCGCGCAGGACAAGTGCGGCAAGCGGCTGCAGCCGCGCGTGCAGTGCGGCGAGGACGGTTTCGCGGGTGGTCGGCATTAATCTGTTCCTATGGCCGCAAGTCTGAAACACTGGATTCTAGGGCGCGGAGATCAGCATTCGGGATTCATTCGCGCTTTGTGAAGACTGTGCTATTGTTGGCAAAAAAGTGATTTGGAGCAATCATGGCAAAGGGGGCAGCATGGGTCCGTTCCGCGGAAAAGGAGGAGGTCAGCACTGGAAGCTGGACGACGGGCAAAAGGATGCCCAAGACGATTTTTCCTCTTCGCGGCTCCCACTCTTACCGCTTGGCCGGAACTTGGACTTGGCGTCTGATTTCGTTTGCGGTGAGCAGTGAGCAGTACCGCGTTCTGCTTGCTCACAAGGCGGAGAAGCAGGAGTTCATGGCAATGCTGGGCCATTTGGTGGACCGTGACATGACCGTGCTATGTCGGATCGAGCACCATGGATCGCATCCAGGTTGGCACGTCCACTACCAGCCATATGAGACGAAACAAAGCGGCGTCATCATCGGCGCTGATGCCCGCAAACGCGCATGCGGACTCGATAGCCGTTTTGGGACCAGTGTGGTATCGGGCTTCGATGACTGGGCGATTTCGATCGCTCACAGCCTTTTTAAACTGCCGCATGCACGCGGCTCCAGTGACGAGAATTTGCTGTGAAGCAGGAACTCTGCAAAGCCTTCTGTGACAGCGTCAGTGTGACCGAGCTTCCTTGTGGTTTCGGCATTAGCACGACTCTGTTTGAGATCGAAGGCGATCCGGCGGGTCTGTACGCTATAGGGCCTGACAGCACAGGTCACTGGAAACTAGAAGACGCCGGGAGGTTGCTACCGTCTCTTATCGCATCAGGCTACGATCTAGCATCTGAGAATAGGAAGAAGGCGCTGGCTTCAATCCTCGAAACTGCTGACGCCGCATTTGATGAAGATGGGCTGGAAATCTCTACAGGTCCAATCTCGAAATCCGACATTCCTGCGCACGCAATCCGACTCATTGTCGCCCTCGTAAGGGTTTCTGACCTGGTACAGATGACGGCGGACCGTGTTCGTAGCACTTTCAAGGAAGATGTGCGGATGGCGCTTGCAGCATCATTGCCGTCAGACGTGGAAATACATGAAAACGCTCCCGCAGATGATCAAAGCGCAGATCTGCGCGCTGACTTGGTTCTACGTCAATCTGGTCGCGCCCCGGTAGCCCTTTATCTGGCGCAGAACGACCTGTCACTAGTTGAGGCCATGCTTTTGCGGTCAGAAACGCAGGGTGCCGGTGAAACACGTCCGCTGGTTACAGCGCTGCTGGAGCGGGAAAACGCCGTTTCAAAGCATACGCGGACCCGGGCAATGAATCGGCTCGATTCTGTCGGCGTCTATGAGGGTGACGAACGGCAGGCCCTCGCAAAAGTTGTCCAGTTTGTTTCGAACGCACCAAAGGTTGCGGCCTAAGGCATTGGAAGACCTATCCACAAGGCGGCGGTTCAACAACCATTGTCTGGGTTAGGTCTTTCCCTCCACCCACTTCGCAACAATCAGCCCTAGGACGCCATCGACCGCGCGCTCTGCATCCCGCGCCAGATCCAGCCGCTTTCGCAGTTTGACCTGCGGCACCAGCAGGAAGATCGGCACGGTGGTCAGCCCGCGCCCTGTCTTTGATCTGGACGCCACAGCGCGACCTTTGGTATTCAGCCGTCCCTCGGCCACCAGCAGGCTTGGCCCCCGGCGGCGATAGATGAAGCGCAGGCGCAGCCCGGTGCGGCGTTCCCATTCGCCGGGCGTTATGCGGCCGCCGCGCGTGGACTTGCCCGCAGCTGGTGTAGGGATCGCCAGCCAGAACCCATTCTTAGACCGGATCAGCGGCCCGGTGTCATGCGCTCCGATGATCACCGGTGCGTTCGACCAGACCAGCGCCGCCGCGTTCAGGCTGTCGCCGGACTTCGGGAAGCTGGCGAGGCGAATGGAGTTGCCAAGCCTGGTGCCCAGCCCAGCGCCGATGATCTGCCCGCGCCAGGCGGATTTTAGACCGGTGCCAGCTTCGCGCATGGCGGAGGACACTGCTTTTTCGCCAGCAGCAATCTCAGCCTGCATCAAAGCGGCGATGTCGGGATTGATCTCGATCCTGAGCATCATGTTGGCCGCAGGTCCAGCGACCAGATCAGGCGTTCGCGGTCGCCGACAGGCTCGCCTTGGATGGTGAAGCTGTCGGCCCCGATCACGATCAGGTCGCTGGGGCGGGGATCGGGCAGGTCTGCGATGCGCACGTCCACCATTATGGTATCGCTGACAAAGCGCCCAGCGCCGAACTCGGTGATGCGGTCCGGGGCGCGGCGGATGACACGGATTGGCATTTCCTCTGACGTGGTTGCAGAAATCCACAGGGCCGCCACCGCCATGGACGGGTTGGCATAGATGCGGTCCACGGCGGCGGCAAAGACGTTCATGGCGGACCTGTCAGTTCGAGGTGTGAATGCGGATCGCGATGCGCGGCCGCTTGTTCACCGGCAGGATCGAGGCCTCGGTCATCAGGTCGATCCAGCGGCCTTTCTCATCGAGGTGCTGGCGGGCGTAGAGCGGCAGACCCATGGTGTTGGCCGCCTCCAGCAGGTTGGCAGGCCCGCCGTAGGTGGTGAAGGTGTCCATCGTGCCCAAAGGAAAGGCGATGCCTTCGCTGGCCGGGACCAGTCGCTCGGTGGTCTTGGTGGAAAGAGTGACGGTGCCCGCATATTCCTCAAACACAATGCCCGCGAAGGGGAAGTTGCGGCGCACATCCTGGCGCAGGGGCTGCGCGCCGGTGGCGGCGTAAAACTTGTAGGCTTCCTCGGTTTTGGGATGCGCGATCAGCTTGTCGAAGAATTCCCGGCTGACGAGGGCATGCACGTCCGACATGCTTTCGCCCAGCAGGTTGTCTTCCATGGCGCGCAGCACCTCGCGCACCTTGCCCTGCACGTTGGTACCAGCGGTCCCCAGCACGAAGTCGACCGAGATTTGCGTAAGGCCGAATTCGGTGAAGTAATTGTAGAGCGTGGTGCCAGCGCCGTCTTTGACAATGCCGCGCAGGGCGTTCATCTCCATGTATTCGCGGGTCTGGGCGTGCTTGCGCCGCATCAGCTGCAGCTTGCGGTTCATCACCTCGACCAGTGGGTCGGCACCATCGAAAACGCCCAGCGCAGGTTGGCCTTGGATATCACCGGGCAAGATCACGTCGTCATGTGGGATCCACGGCAGGGCAAAGCTGCGCATGGACCGCCCCTCGCGGGTGCCGACCGTTGCCGGGCCGCCCAACGGCACCGAGGGCAGCAGGTTCAGCACGCCCTCGTATTGCTCGATGATGACCGACCGCTGGCTGACGCCCTCGAAGCGGAAAAGGCCGATCTGGCCAAGGCGGGTGTAGAGGTTGGGCAGAATATTGATGGCCTGCGTCATCTCGGCCAGCGAATAGCCGCCAGCGTCAAAGGGATTGCGGACAAGGGTCATGGGGTGCTCCGGGGGAAAGAGGGATGGATGTGGATGCGCCGCGCTGGTGGGCGTCAGACGCCGTCGCGGGCAATGATGCCGACGGCGGCAAGTTGGCCGAGCTTGGTGGTGATCTTGGCTCCGTCATCAACGGTGCCGTCGTAGGCGAGGCCTGCGCGCGACACGATCGAGGGGCCACGTGCCACCACAATGCCAGTTGCATCGGCGAGCGTGGCGTCGACGGCATAGAGCAAGACGGCCGTGGCGGTTTGCGCACCGTCTGCGCCACCGCTGGTTGCCAGCTTGTATTTGCCGCTGGCTGTGATGCGCCCGAGGACCGAGCCGACCGGATAGGGCATGCCGATCAACAGGGTGATGACTTCGCGGGTGTAGTTCGGGTTGACCTCATATTTGAGGACATCGCCCATGCTGGGCTGTTCCGTCAGGACGGGCATTTGTCAGTCTCCATTTTTTGGGGTGAGGGAAGTGGGCGCTGGTTCAGCGCTTGGCGTCGGTCGCAGCCTTTTTGGCAGCTGAGATGATCGGGCTGTCTTTTGCAGCCGCCGCAGCCGGGGCGGTGGCGATGATGCCAGCGGCATCGCTGCGGGCGGCCAGATCGGCCAGGACGCGGGCGCGCAAGGCTTCGGGCTTCAACCCGCGCGTGACGGCGTCGGCGGCGTCGATCTGAACCCCGAGCCGGGCGGCTTGGGCACAGACCTGCGCGACCTCGGCTGCTTCTGCACGAACAGCGTCGGCGTTCATTGCCGTTGTGTCGGGTGCCACTGCAACCGACACAACGGGCATCGTTGGTGCGGCCGTCGTTGTCGTCTGTGTGGGATTGGTGACGGCTGTCGGTGCCGGGTTCGGGATGTCGGTGGGCGTGGTGGTCATCTGTGGACCCTTTCTGCTGGGGGGAGTGGTGCCGCGGGGCGCGGCGGCGAACGTACGGAAGGCCATGACGGGATCGGCGAGATCGTCGGCAAGACCGGCGGCGATGGCATAGGATCCGCGGAATACGGCGGCCTCTGTTGCGATAGCGGCCGCATGGGTCAACCGATCCCCGCGCCCTGCAGCAACGATTTCTGCGAACAGGAAGCGCACGACCTCTAGCTCGCGCTGCATCTGGTCGTGCACGGCGTCGGGCAGTGGCTGGTACGGATTGGCGTCAATCTTGTGGACCCCGGAATGGATCAGCGTGACGGCGATGCCCTTCTGGTCGAGTGCCCCGCTCATATCGGTGTGCAGCGCCACCACCCCGATGCTGCCGACAGCACCGGTGCGAGGCAGGATGATGCGGTCGGCTTGGGAGGCCAGAACGTAGCCAGCGGACAGCGCATGTTCAGCGACGAAGGCGTGCACCGGCTTCTGTGCCCGCGCCGCCCGAATGCGGTCGGCCAGATCGAAGGCGCCCGCCACCTCGCCTCCAAAGCTGTCGATATCGAGCGCAATGCCGCGCACGCCGGGATCGGACAGCGCGGCCTGAAGCTGGGCAGCGATGCCTTCATAAGAGGTCAGCCCCGAGGATTGTCCGATCCATGCGCCACGGTGCACAAGTGTGCCCGCGATTTCGATGACGGCGATGCCATCCACCACCGCAAAGGGCTGAATGCCATTGCGCTGGTGACGCTGGGCAAGATCATTGCCGAACAAAGAGGCGTGAGCAGGCAAGGCCGCATGCTCAATATCATTGGCAGGCAATTCAGCGCCCGAAAACGTGATCTCCTGTCCCGTAATGCGTGGTCCGAGGCCAGACAGGAAAGCCAGCGCCTTGGCAGGGTCCACCATCAGTGGCGTGTTGAAGGCGCGCTGGGCGATCTGGGCATGGTGCATCATACGCCCTGCTTGGCTTCGGTTTTTTCATCAGCGCTGTCGTCTGCTTCGTCGTCGTTGGCGTTGTCGTCCCGCTGGGTGTTGTCATTTTCCTTCGCCGCGCCCGGCCCCTGTGCCGGGGATCCCGGACGGCGGAAGTCGAGACCCAGTGACAATTCGCGTTTGCGTTCAGCGGCAATTTCGCGGTCGACCTGTTCTGCGTCATATCCGCGTTCAGAAATGGCCTGCGTGCGCGATTTCAGACCGGATTCGATCTGCAGGATCTCTGCGGACGCGTCCTTCATCGGATCGATCCAGTCCCATTTGGTCGGCAACCAGGCGCAGGCCTGATATTGGCGGCGTTGGCTGTCATAGCCTGGCAGATCGATGGCCCCGGACAACACGGCCACATCCATCCAGCGGGACCACACCGCGCGGCAGAGCTGGAACACCAGCACGCCATGCTGCCAGGCCGAGATGCGGCGGCGGAATTCGATCAGTGATATCCGTGTGTTTGAGAAGTTGCCCTTGGCGGTGTCACCCGTCAGGTAGCCGTAGGGGATGCCCAGCGCCGCCGCGATTTGCAGCAAGGTTCGGTATTGGAACAGCTCATAGGTGCCACCAGAATCTGGCGTGGACGGGGTCGAGACATCCTCGCCGGGATCCAGCCGCACCACCTGGCCGGGTTCGACTTCCAGATCCTCCTCGGTCGGTTCCAGCGGCGTTTCTGGCGCGGGCGAGGTGATGAACATCGCGAACATCGCCGCGATTTTCTTCCGCTCCAGCTCCGCGTCGTCATAGAGGTCCAGCGTGAACAGCTTGACGATGGCGGCTGCAAAGCGCGACACACCGCGCAACTGACCAGCCTCGACCGGGTCAAGAACATGGATCACATCTGCGGCGGGCACACGGACGGTCTCATTGGTGAGGCCTGGATCGGTCAAATCACCGGGATGGCGGCGCAGGAAGTGATAGGCGACGCGGCGACCGATGCCGTCGAATTCGATCCCCTGCCGGATCAGCCCAGCGCCTGACAGCGTGCGGTTCATGTCGAGGGGTAGCATTTCAGCGGGGAGCATCTGCAATTGTAGCGGCACGGTCAGACCGTCTTCCGCGCGGCGCGGTCGGATGCGGATGAAGACCTCACCAGATAGGAACACTTCGCGCGCCGCCCGGCGCTGCAGCCCATAGAAGTCTGTCAGCCCTTCCGCGTCAGCGTCATCCGTCCAGGCCAGCCACAGCGCCTGCAGCTCTTCCTTCTTTGCGGCATCGGCGATGGTCGACGAGGGTTTGATCCCATCGCCGACGACATTGCTCGCGAAAGACTCCACCGCATTCGCGGCATAGCCATTGTTCCTGACCAGCCAGCGCGCACGGGCGGTAATGGTGTCGCCCGAGGCCGCGATCAGCGTGTTCACATGGGCGCGGCTCGCCCGGAACCCGCGCAGACGCCGATGGGCTTGGGCTGCATCAAACCCACCAATGATGCTGCCGAGCCGCTGGCGGAATGCCTCGAATGCCATCTGTCACAGACCCTTTGAGGCGACAGTGCCCCAGCGCCGACGACGCGGGGCACCAGAAGCGGCCGTGGCAATCCGGCCTTCCAGATCGCTGATCGCGTTCGCCAGTTCTGTGTCCGAGCCGTAGTTGATGGTCTTGCCGTCATAGCTGACCGAGCGGACGCCCGCGTAGCGCGCTTCCTGCAGTGCCGCCAGCAAGGTGCGCATCCGTTCCAGATCCATCTCAATCCCTCATGAAGTTCGGTGTGTAAGCCCGGCGTTTTCGCCGTGGCGTCGTTGGTGTTCCGGCTTTCGGCGCAGCAGGCGCGGCCAGTTCAGGAAGAGCGGTAGGTTGCGGTGCCGGGCGCGTTTCCACCCCGGCCTGTTCCTCAAGCCGCCGCCATGTCGCATCATCCCAGCGATCCGCGCCCATGATCCACGCCGCCGCCCGGGCATAAACGCGGCAGTCCAGCGCCTCGTTGCGCTCGCGCATTTTCTGCCATTCGGGGTGGCTGTAACCGCGCTTGTTGCGCACAGTGATCAGTTGTTCGGCCACCAGCTGCTTCAGCCATTCGGTGTCGATCCAGTCAGGCAGATGCACGGTGCCGGGGGCATCACAGACGCCCAGCGCCCGGTCCTCGTCCGAGGGCCGTTCAAGCCGCAGGAAGCGGTAGGTTTCGGTCTTGAACGTCGCCGTGGCCACGGACCACAATCGCGCACCGCGGCGCAGACGTTTGCCGCCGATGGTCGCATCGACAAAGGTCGGGCCCGACACCGGCGTCGCGCGGTTGAAGCCCTCCAGGCCCTTGATTGGCGAGACCTGGTCGAACCCCTGTTTCCGCGCCCATGCATAAACAGCTGGGGCCTCGTACCCGGTGTCGATGGCCAGCTTGCCGATGATCATCACAGCACCATTGGCACACGCCCAAGTCCGCCCCAAGAGGGCGGTCAGCTTGTCCCAGCACTGTGGATCGTCGGGACCGCCCGCGATGACGATGTGATCGACCAACCAGCTTGTCCTGTCCCGGCCCCAGGCCCAGACATCGACCTCAATTCGGTCCTTCTGCACATCGACACCGGCAGTCAGGAACAACCCGCCTTCCGGAATCTGCGCTCCGCCATAAGCCTCGCGCCGCTCTGCCAGCCGCTGCCATTCCGGTGCATCTCCACTTTCGACCCATGTCTCGCCAAACAGAGTGTTGCGCGCGGCGCGCAGCATCTCCTCGGAGCCTTGGGCTGCGAGCCAGTCGCGCGCGATCTGCTGCCAGCTTTTCCAGCCCAAGGGCGAATAGAGCGCCGAGATGTGGAAGCCGATGGAATGCGGATCAACTGAGGTCGCCGTCGCCCGCCACTCTCCTGCCGCCAGCATCTGCGTCTTGTGATGCTCGGCGATGGGCTTCTCGCAGCCCTCGCAATGATAGGTCGCCGTGTCAGGCCGTCCTTTATCCCAACGCAGGCGTTCAAACTGCAGCCATTGCATATGGCCACAATGCGGGCAGGGCACGAAGTAGCGGCGCTGATCGCTGGCCTCGTATTCCCGCTCGATCCGGCTGATGCCCCGGATGGTCGGCGTCGAGACCATGAACACCTTGCGCCGGTGCGAGAAGGTGGTGGTCCGGGCCTCGGCCAGTGTGACCGGATCGCCTTCCTCGTCAGCAGAGGCTGGATAGGCGTCAACCTCGTCCAGAAAGATATAGCGCGCGGGCATCGACCGCAGGCCGGTGGCACTGTTCGCCCCGGTCAGCACAAGAATGCCGCCCGGAAATTCCTTGGACAGCATCGAGTTGCCCGCATCCCGCGACCGCGCCGGATTCACCCGCTCCCGAAGTGCGGGGCTTTCCGCAATCAGCGGGTCCAGCCGCCCGCGCGACGTGCGTTTGGCCATTTCCACCGTCGGCAATACTGCCAGCATCGGCCCGGGTGCGTGGTGGATTACGAACCCGATCCAGTTGTTGCCCGCCTCGGTCGCGCCAACCTGTGCGGCCTTCATGAAGCTGATCCGTTGCGCCGGGTGCCTCGGCGACAGCGCATCCATGATCTCGCGCAGGTACGGCGTGCGAGATGTGCGATACCGCCCCGGTTCGGCCGACGCCCGCGAGGACAGTTTGCGGTGCGCATCCGCCCATTCCGACACCGTCAGGTCAGGATCAGGGCTCACGCCGCGACGCCAGGACCGCAAGACATCCTCGGCCCCGTCAAAGCTGAGGTCGAGCCCGTCCGTCAGCTGATCGTCGGTGAGATCGCCGACGTCACCCGAGGCTGACCCTGAGATCGGCGAGGGCTTCGAGTTGCGCTCTGACATGGGTTTCCAGCACCCTTTGCAGGATCGCGGCCTCGATGATCACCGGCTGCCCGGATTGCTTTTCCACCTCTGCCGCCACTTCGGCCGCCATCAACGCCGCCACTCTGCTGGGCCAGGTCACCCAAACATCGCGCTCCTGGCGCGCCAGGCGAAACACCAGCGCTTCGGCGCGCGCCCGGTCGACCAGCGCGCCCTTCTTCTTCTGGATCGCCAGCTGGCGTTCCTGGGCCTGATAGACCGTCAGCGCCGTACGGGCTTTGAGGTAGGACGAACTGTCCGCTGGCCCCGAGAACCCGGTATCGCCGCCGGTGCTGCGGCGCTGCTGATCCGGGTCGGTCATGTCCGCCCGGCGCGTATCGGAGGCTGCCGCGTTGATCGACCCGTCCTTGTAGACGACCAGCCGACCAGCCTTGCGCGCCTTCTGGATCGCCCCGCGCGACAGGCCGGAATGGGCGGAATACTCACGTTCGGACATACCTTCCATGGCGATGGGACGTGACCTCAAGATATTGGAAATAAATGGAAATTGTGATCTTATTCAGTTGATTACACTTCGCGATCGAGCGAGTCTCGGATCAGCAAATCATCCCGGATCGGAGACCAGACCATGACCGCCATCACCACAATCCGCATCGATCACGACGCGCTGCCTGACCAGTTCGACCGCTCGCGCCCCAACGCCGTCGCCGCAGCCATCGAGGCCGCGCTGCGCGAGGACGGGATCACCGCCGAGGCCTCCGATGTGATCTCGCACATCAAGATCGAATTGCCGACCACGCAGCTGGCCGCTGCCAGCGCCGTGCTGGCCGACCTGCAGCTGATTTGAGGTCCCCAGTGTAATCAGAAAGCACTGATATTGCTTGGAATTGCCTACGACAATCGCCGCAGCAGAGCGATTGTGATGACATGAAAACGATCCACCTCACCCAACAGAGCCATGCCATGACACGCCTCAACCCGACCACCACACCCCGCCACCAGCTGCGCGCCGAGAAGGCCCGGCGCAACCGCGAAGCCGCCCTGAATGCCTTCATCGGCAAGAAGACCGAGATCGACGAGATGCTCGCCCGCCTGCAGACGCTCAGCGACGACCATTTCAACTGCCATCCCGAAGAGGTCGGCTGGGCCATGGTCGGCACCCTCGAGCACCACGCCGGGCTGCTCAAGCGCATCACCGACAGCGCCTTATGCGAGGGCGAACACGCCCGCTGACCACCAGCGCCCTCGGGCTCCAGCCGCGCGCATCGCGCGGCTGGGGTCGTAGGAAGGCTCGCCATGATCGCGGCCCGAGACAGGAGACGCCCGATGCCCAAACTCACCGACACCCAGTCAATCACCCTCAGCCGCGCTGCAACCCGCCCCGGCAATCTGGCCATGCCGCTGCCCGAAGGGCTGCATGGCGCCGCCGCGAAGATGGCGGTCACCCGCATGATCACCAACGGCTGGCTCGAGGAGGTCGATGCAGATCTCCGCAAGGGCGAGCCGCTCTGGCGCGAGACCGGCGATGGCCATGGCATCACACTGATCGCGACAGAGGCTGGGCTCGAGGCCATCGGGATCGAGCCCGTGGTCGCCAAGGCTGTCACCGGGCCGCGCAAGGCGCAGCCGCAAACGGATGCCGAGCCCGCCGAAAGTGGGGTGCCCGAAGCCCCGAAACCCGTCGCCATCCGCACCGGCACCAAGCAGGCGCAGATCATCGCGCTCCTTCAGCGGCCCGAGGGTGTATCAATCGCTGAGATCGTCGAGGCGACCGGATGGCAGGCCCATAGCGCGCGTGGCCTGATTTCGGGCGGGCTCAAGAAGAAGCTGGGCCTGCCCGTCACGTCGGAAAAGATCGACGGGCGCGGCACCGTGTACAAACTCGACGCGGGCTGATCCCGAGTGTTACCGCAAGCGTTCAAATAGCCTGCGCAGTGCATAGCTGCGCAGGAGCGAGATCGCGGTGAACAGGGCGCCTAGTCCCAAGTTCTCGCCGAGGCTTGGGTGCAGGCCGAACCATGGAAAAACGATGATTTGCGTGGCGACGGCCAGCGCATATCCCACCGCGACGTTGGCGGTGGCCTCGATCAGCGACATGCGATGCGACTGCGTCATGCACGCTTCCTCGCCCGGCGCGCAGGCTTCTGGTCTTTTCCCTTCAAGGCGACGCGACTGGCTGTCCGCCCCGTCGCCAATTCCCAGCGCCGCACGGCAACGTCGCAATAGACTGGGTCCAGTTCCATCGCGAAACATCGCCGCCCAGCGCGTTCCGCGGCGACCAGCTGGGTGCCAGAGCCGCAAAACGGCTCGTAGATCAGGTCGTCGGGATCGCTGAACGCCGTCAGCACCGCCTCGACCAGTGCCACCGGGAATACTGCCGGGTGCGATCCAGCCGCCCCGAGCCCGCCTTTGTGGCGCATGATCCGGAAGACGCTATCGGGGATGCGGTGGCTCTGGATCGCGTTGCCGGTTCCGGTCTTGGCGTGGACGGTGCCGTCGGCGCCGCGCAGCCCACCGCCGCCGAGGGTTTCGCCAGCGTGTTTGGACGGGACGGTCTTGTGCGGCTTGCGAGGGCTGCGGTTGAAGTGGAAAATGAACTCGTGCGACGGGGCCAGGCGGCCGTTCCAGTCGCCCGGCAGACCCGGGCCCTGATCCCACACATACCAGCCAAACCGCCGCCAGCCAGAGGTGCGCATCCATTCCACCCATCCTTCCCAATAGGGCTGCCATTCACTGTCGCGGTGGATGAGGCCAAGGTTGACCAAGACCTGCGCGTCGGCGCAGACCGGGGCCGCGGCAAACACGCCCTGCATCAGCGCATCCCAATCGCCGACCTTCTCCTTGGCCGCACCGTAGTCGCGCTGCTGGGCGTAGGGCGGCGAGGTGAACATCAGCGTCGCCGTCTCATTCTGCATCAGCTTGGCCACGGCAGCAGGATCGGTGGCATCGCCGCAGCACATCCGGTGCTTGCCCAGCGCCCAGATGTCGCCGGGGCGGGTGATCGGCTCAGTAGGCAGTTCGGGAATGGCATCGGCGGCATCGTCAGAAATCACAGGACGGTCGTCGGCGTCTGCCAGCAGGGCGTCCAGTTCATCTTCGGGGATCCCGATCAGCCCGAGGTCGAAATCCTCGGCCAGCAGGGCCTGCAATTCTTGCAGGAGCAGGGCTTCGTCCCAGCCGCCAAGCTCGGTCAGTTTGTTGTCGGCGATCCGGTAAGCCCGGCGCTGCGCCTCGGTCAGGTGGCCAAGAATGATAACCGGTGCTTCGGTCAAGCCGAGTTGGGCAGCCGCCAGGACGCGACCGTGGCCTGCGATCAGCTCGCCATCGGTCGCGACCAGCACCGGCACGGTCCAGCCGAACTCTGCCATGCTGGCGGCGATCTTGGCGACCTGATCGGCGTCATGGGTCTTGGCGTTGCGGGCGTAGGGCTTCAGACGGGCGAGTGGCCAGTGTTCGATCCGGCCCGGCAGCAATGGCACATTCATGCCGCCAGCCTCTTCGTCTTCAGGTCGGCAAAGGTCTCGCCGGTGTCTGCCAGTACAGCATTGGCCCCGGTGAATTGCTGCCAGCGCTCGATTGCGACATCGACGTAAACCTGGTTCAACTCGATCCCGAAACAGGCGCGCCCGGTCGTTTCCGCCGCGATCAGCGTCGTGCCGGATCCCATGAAGGGTTCAAACACGGCTTGGCCGGGGCTGGAGTTGTTCAGGATCGGACGCCGCATGCATTCGACCGGCTTCTGAGTGCCGTGCACGGTGGCGGCGTCCTGGTCCTTGCCTGAAATTTGCCACAGTGTGGTCTGCTTGCGGTCGCCCGCCCAGTGCCCTTTGCCGGTTTTCTTGACGGCATACCAGCAGGGTTCGTGCTGCCAGTGGTAATCGCCCCGGCTGAGAACGAGACGGTCCTTGGCCCAGATGATTTGTGACCGGACAGCAAATCCGGCAGCCACCAGGCTTTCGGCCACGGTCGAGGAGTGCAGAGCGCCGTGCCAGACATAGGCGACATCACCGGGAAACAGCGCCCAAGCCTCGCGCCAATCGGCACGGTCGTCATTGAGCACCTTGCCGGTGCGTTTGGTCTTGGCCGCACCCGCCTGGTTGCGCCAGCTTGGGTCATACTCCACGCCGTAGGGCGGGTCGGTGACCATCAACAGCGGGCGCACATCGCCCAGCAGCCGCCCGACAACGTCGGCAGACGTGCTGTCGCCGCAGATCAGCCGGTGCGATCCAAGCTGCCAAAGGTCTCCGAGCGCCGACACCGGCGTGACCGGAGGGTCGGGAATGTCATCTTCGCCCTCGACTGCGCCGCCTTCCGCCTGATCCGGATCACGCAGCAGAGCATCCAGATCCTCGTCGGTGATCCCGAGCAGCGACAGGTCGAAATCCTCTGCCAACAAGCCCGCGATCTCGTCGCGCAGTATGGCCTCGTCCCATTCGCCCAGCTCGGTTAATTTATTGTCGGCGATGCGGTAGGCGCGGCGTTCCGCCTCGTCGAGATGGCTGAGCCTGATTATCGGCACGTCCTTCAGCCCCAGCATCGCCGCCGCCAGCACCCGGCCATGCCCCGCGATCAGCTCGCCATCGTCGGCCACCATGCAGGGCACGGTCCAGCCGAACTTCGCCATGCTGGCAGCGATCTTGGCCACCTGGTCGGTGCCGTGGATCTTGGCGTTGCGGACGTAGGGGCGCAGCCGGTCGATCGGCCAGGTCTCGATCTGGCTCGGTGCAAAGACCAGGTCCATGGGTGGCTCTCTCGGGCAGGCGGACGTGCCGATGCGCGCGGGCAACATGGCCAGCGACAGGATCGGGGTCCGCGATGTGGGGGAAACGAAAATGCCCGCGCGGGGATACCTGCGGGCGCTCTACGTCGATGGTCAAGGTATGAGTCAAGGGGGGCAGGTCTGTCAATCCGAAAACGGACGTGGATTCAATGCCTTCACCACGGAGTGGCTTCCGATGCCTGGCTTCTGGTCAAAGTGGCTTCCCTGGATTCCCTGGCTTCCCTGGCTTCCGCTGGGTGGATTCTTGACAAAAATAGTAAAATCCACTCTGAGAGTTGGGTAAACCAACGTAAGGCGCTGTAATATTGTGACTTTATTTCGCGCTTTCGCCGAGGTGGATTCCAAGTGGATTCCCCGGTGAAGAAGCCAGTCGCTAGCGAAATGCCGCGCTGCGCCCCCCCGTATACGTTTGGGGCCGGGGAGGAACCATCGGGAGGGGGGCTGGTAGATCGAGCCGTGCGGGAAACTTGCGGACCTGAACGCCAACGCCCAGCGCCTTCGCGTCAAGCGCCGGGTTGGTTGTCCAAGTTCTTGTTCAGCACTTGTTCGATGTTCTGGCTCCAGGCAGCCTTGAACGCTGGATCAGACGCAAACAACTTATAGAGCTCCAGCTCGTCTTTCCGCCGTTTCAGCATCACGTCTTGCAGCATCTTTTCCAAGGCGAGGCCACGGTTGAAGGGATCTGCATTGGCCTCGTACTTTGCAGAGTAATCCGGGTGAGCACGTATGCTGTTGACGATATTGATGAACTTGACCCGCTGCTCCTCGGGCGTCGCGCTCCAGCCTTGAAACCACCGCTCGTTGAAGCTGCGAATGATTTCATCCAACGGGTCCGTTTCCGGGTCGCCGTCGCGGTTGCCGCGTGGGTTGGGGTTTTGGGGCGTAAGTTCAGTGTCGGATGCATCGAGCCCGATTTCATGGTTCAGCCTGGTGCGCTCCAAGCCATAGGACGAGAGATCAACAGCCTCCAGAAGCTCGTCGAGCATGTCTTGGTCGGGATCCCTGATCTTCAGCTTGGGCACCAGGAACTTCAGCAGCCAGAACAGCTTTTCCCATTCGAGCACTTCAAACGGGATGATGGATGCCATCTGACCGTAGATCTTCACGAACTGCTTCGCCTTGATCTTGAAGTCGATCTTCTCTGGGTCGGGCAACTCCAGTTCCGAGTTGAAGCGATTGGCCGCGATATCGATGATCGGGCTAAGGGTCTGAGCATCTTCACCGGCGAAGTATCGTGAGACGAAGTCTTCGACCTCCTGCCATTCGTAAACGCCGACCTCATCCATTGCGTCCTTCAATTCGTGCAACACGTTGACGTCGGTCGCCTCGGACAGCGTGGTCACGGTGTAGAAAGGGTCGAACGCGGTCTTGATGTCATCGACGCTGTTGAAGAAATCGAGGATGAACAGGTCTTCCGTCCGCTTGCCCAGCTTCGGGGCTGAACGGTTCAAACGGGACAGCGCTTGGACGGCCAGCACGAACTGCAGCTTCTTGTCCACGTACATCGCGGTCAGCTTGGGCTGGTCGAACCCGGTCAGGTACTTGTTCGCGACGATCAGCAGCCGGTAGTCATCGGTGTCGAACTTGTCCCGCGTTTCGCTTTCGGGAAAGCCGTTCAAGTCCGCTTCAGTGTATTTCATGCCGTCGACGGTCTTTTCCCCAGAAAAGGCGATCAGCGCCTTGAACGGGTTTCCTTGCGCATCGAGCAGCTTGGTCACCGCCTTGTAGTAGCGGATCGCTGCCTCGATGTTCTGGGTAATGATCATCCCCTTGGCCTTGCCGCGCAGCTTCTTGGTGTTCACCACCTGCGGGATGAAATGGTCCAGCATGATCTCGGCCTTGGTGTTGATCGTGTGCTGGCTGCGTTCGACATAGGCGCGCAGTTTCTTCTGGGCCTTCTTGGTGTCGAAAAGCGGATTTTCCTCAACCGATTTCTGGATTTCGTAATAGCTTTTGTAGGTCGTATAGTTGGCCAGAACGTTGAGGATAAAGCCCTCTTCGATGGCCTGCTTCATGCTATAAAGGTGGAACGGCTTGAAACTGCCATCAGGCTGGCGCTCGCCGAATTTCTCAAGCGTGGTCGCCTTGGGGGTGGCCGTGAAGGCCAGATAGGACGCGTTGCCGCGCATCTTGCGTGACTGCATCGCGGCCAGGATGCGGTCTTGCGGATCATCTTCGTCCGGGTCCACCTCGCCCGCGCCCATCGCGCGGTTCATGTTGTCATGCGCTTGCCCGCTCTGGCCGCTGTGGGCCTCGTCGATGATCACGGCGAACCGCTTGTCGCTCAGGTCGGAAATGCCGTCGATGATGAAGGGGAACTTCTGGATCGTCGTGATGATGATCTTCTTGCCGTTCTCCAGCGCCGATTTCAGGTCGGCCGACCGCAGCGCCGGGGCGACGATGTTCTTGACCTCGGAGAAATCCTTGATGTTGTCGCGCAGCTGCTTGTCCAGCAACCGGCGGTCCGTCACTACGATAACGCTGTCGAACAGCGGCTGGTCCAGACCGCGCGCGCCGGGCAGGCTGGTGCTTTTGGGATAGGTTTCGATCAGCTGATAGGCCGCCCACGTAATTGAGTTTGATTTGCCCGAGCCCGCCGAATGCTGGATCAGATAGCTGTGGCCGACGCCGTTGGTCGAGGCGTGGTCCAGCAGGCGGCGCACCACGTCCAATTGCTGATAGCGCGGGAAGATCAGCGATTTCTTGGCCAGCGGATCGGTGGCCTTGCCTTCTAGCAGCACGAAATGCTGGATGATGCCCGCAAGGCTGGCGGGCTGGAACACCTCTTCCCACAGATAGGCCGATCTGTGGCCGTTCGGGTTGGGCGGGTTACCCTCGCCGTTGTTGTGGCCCTTGTTGAAGGGCAGGAAGAATGTCGCGGGGCCGGTCAGCTTGGTCGCCATGAACACCTCGTCGGTGTCCACCGCCATGTGCACCAGCGCGCGGCCGAATTGCAGCAAGGGCTGGGTGTTGTCGCGGTTCTCTCGATACTGCTTTTGGCCGTGAAAGCGGGCGGTCTGGCCGGTCCAGGCGTTTTTCAATTCGACCGTGATCAGGGCCATACCGTTCAGGAACAGCACCATGTCGATCTCTTCCAGCGGGTTGGTCTGGCTATAGCGGACCTGGCGGGTGATGCTGAAAATATTGGCGGTGAAGTTCTCGTGGACACGAGCGGCAGAGCTGGCCAGCGGTGCAGGATACATCAGCGTCAGATGCGCATCGTCAACGTCGAGGCCCTTTTTCAGCAGATGCAGCAGGCCGTTCTTCTTGATCATGCGATCAAAGCGTTCAAGGATCTTGGCCTGCCAATCGGACGGATTGCGCGATTGCAGCTTGGCCAGTTCCTTGCCCTGTGTCGCGTGCAGGAACTGCCAGAACATCGCAGTGTCGAGGGCAAACTGCGCGTTGAAATCACCGGGCAGGCCGATGCGATAGGGGCCACTGCCCACCGGTGCGGGCTGGCCTGCGAGGCTTTCGGTCGTGTGGCCGGTCAGATGTTTCTGAATGGCCTGTTCGAGTGCGATTTCGCGTGTGTTGCTGACCATGCTGCCCCCTTAAATGACTTTGATCTTGCCGGTGACGGCCGCGTTGATAAGGCTGGTTTTGTATTCTTTGAGTGCCGCGATCTGGCGTTCTTTGATCGAGATGGCGTTGCGGAACTTGTCGGATTCTTGCTCAATGAATGAAATTATTGCGTTTCTTTCATCCGCTGGAGGAACGGGAACACGAACGCTTCCCAATCTATCCCGAGTAAGCTTTGGCTGAGCAGAGCCGGAGATGTAGACGGTGTAATCCGCCGCGCTGAGCAATTCGGCCCAATACTTGAAGCCGGGGAAAAGCGGCTCAAGAATATGCGCGTGATTGTTCACCCAGTACTTCCCTGTCGCCACAAATGCCAGCGGGGTCGATTTACTGAGCAGATTCGCACCGTCCTCTGCAATCAGGATCAGATCTTCATCGAATATGTAATCCTGAACATAGTCGATGATGCCGCTCGCCCCATAGTAGGGGTATTCCCCCTGCTTGCCTTCACGGTCAGATGCGCTGATGGGAACCCGCTGGTAGTTCCGAAAGCGGAAAGCATAGCGAATGGACTTCAATTCCCAATGCGCGGGGATTTGGCCGATCCAGTCGATGCCGCTGTCTTTCATCGGGGCGGCGGGGTTCAAGCCGCCGGTGACGGCGTCCTGGATGATGATCTGCCGCCGCTCGCGCAGCAGCGCGATCTGGTCTTCCTTGATCTTCACCGCCCCCTCGATCTTGGCGCATTTGTCATCAAGGAAGGCCACAATGGCACGCTGTTCAGGAAGGCTGGGGAGCGGAATTGTGAGATACTTAAAGTCAACATAGGAAAGGTTCTGGCGCAGGCCTGATCCCAAGCCGTAGAAGACCTTCTTGACGTCATAGGAATGTAAGAGGTAGTGCAGAAACTCGGCGTAGGCGTTCGGTTTTGGGCGCAGGTTGATGTAAGCCGAAGTGATGATGCCGTGATCCTTAGCCAGCCCAGTGCGAAGGCTGGTGACGTCGTTCTGAAGGTCGGTGCCGCGAATGATGATGTCGCCGGGCTGAACGATCTGGTAGGTTTCATAGCTTTCCGGCACCAGCCCGGTCATCTTGTCCTCGTCTTTGACAATGACGCGACCATAGCTGAGGGAAAGCACGGTGCTTTCCTTCATGCCGGTGTTTTTATCCCTGTTCTCGTAGATGCAAATCCGGCCGGGACCAACCTGCCAGTCTGACGGCACTTCGCCGAGCCAGCTCGCGTGACTGTCCTTGTAGGATCCGTATGGCCGATAGCCCAACTCTTCCATCATTCGACCTCCGACAGCGCCGCAACCGGCACACCCAGAATGTCCGAGATCAGCCCGTCCGCCTGCTGTTCCAGCGCCAGAATATCCGCCGTCACCTTGTCCAGGCCGCGCAGGGGTTTGTGGCGGTAGAAGTATTTGTTGAAACTGATCTCATACCCGATCTTGACCGTGTCGAGGTTGATCCACGCCTCATCGACATGGGGCTTCACCTCGGCCCTGAAATAGCGGTGGATGCTGTCTTTCAGCGGCACAGACTCGCTATCGCGCAGATCGGCGTTGGAGGCATAGGTCAGCCAGCTGCCGTCGGCTTGCCTATACAGACCGAAATCACCCAGATCGGCCACATCGCAGCCCAGCCGCGCCGTCACCGCCGCAAGCTCGGCGCCCGACAGGCGCAGGGATTTGTCGATGACCTTTTCGGCGTCATCGGCATACCAGCTGACCGCGTTCAGGATGGCGTTCTTCTCGGTCGCCGACAGCTTGATCTTGCGGGCCTTCAGCACCTTGGTCACGCGGTCGCGGAAGGTGTTGTAATCGGGCGTCTCTTCGGTGCCGACATCCTGCATCAGCTGCGTGCCTACCGCGATCAGATCGCGCAGGCGGACCCAGAGCGCCGTATCGACCAGCTTGGCCCGCGCCTTGGCGTTCAGGGTAATCTCCTGTTCCTCGCACCAGGTCTGGATCGCCTTGGCCTGCGATTTCAGAAAGCCGGGCTGATAGACCGCTTCGCCATGCTCGGCCCATAGATGCGCCATCGGCTCGCGCAGGGATTTGTCGAAGCGCAGGGTTTCCAGCCGTTCGGCGCTGAACTGGGCGCGGCGACGGTCGGGGCGCTCAACGGTGACCTTGTGATAGCCGAAATCGGTGTTGTCGAAGATCTGCACGGCAATGCCTGTCGGATCACCGTTCTCGTCGATGTGGCGTTCGACGGGTTCGAAGGCGAGGTGGGCCGCGACGATTTCGTCGATATGCTCGGGGGCAAATTCGCAGTTCTTGTCGCCAAGGTTCTTGCGCAGCTTGCGGAACAGCAGGTTGGCGTCGATCAGCTGGACCTTGCCACGGCGCGCCTCGGGTTTGGCGTTGGTCAGAAGCCAGATGTAGGTGGTGATGCCGGTGTTGTAGAACAGGTTGTTCGGCAGCTGGATGATGGTGTCCAGCATATCGTTTTCGATGATGTGGCGGCGGATGTTGGATTCGCCGCTGCCCGCGTCGCCGGTGAACAGGCTGGAGCCGTTGTGCACCGAGGCAATGCGTGCACCGATGGCGCTGTCCTTGGTGGACTTCATCTTGCCAACCATCTCCATCAGGAACAGCAACTGGCCGTCGCTGGAGCGGGGGGTGGCGTCCTGGGTTTCGGTTTTGCCCCAGTAATCGCCGAGGTCGACCTTGAAGCGGGGGTCGATGACGTCCTTGCCGTCCTTGATGTATTTCAGCTCGCTGTTCCAGCTTTTGCCGTAGGGCGGGTTGGACAGCATGAAGTCGAAGCGACTTGCGGCGAATTCGTCGGTGGATAGTGTCGAGCCGACCTTGATGTTTTCGGGGTTGTTGCCCTTGATCATCATGTCGGATTTGCAGATGGCATAGGTCTCGTCGTTGATTTCCTTGCCATAAAGGTAGACGTCGCCTGTCGCCTTGATCTGGCCATCGGGGTCGATGACGTAGTTCTGCGATTCCGTCAGCATGCCGCCACTGCCGCAGGCGGGGTCGTAGATGGTCATGACGGGGGGCAGCCGGTCCCTGATCGGATCAAAGACCAGGTGGGTCATCAGGTGGATCACCTCACGTGGGGTGAAGTGTTCGCCCGCCTCTTCGTTGTTTTCCTCGTTGAACTTGCGGATCAGTTCTTCGAACACATAACCCATACCGAGGTTGCTGAGGCCCGGCATGGTATTGCCTTCGGGGTCTTCGACCAGATGCGGCGTCAGGTTGATGTAAGGCGAGATGAACTTTTCCAGTACGTCCAGCAGAACCTGCTTGTCGGCCATGTGGCGCATCTGTTCCAGCAGCTTAAACCGCTGGATGATCTCTTTGACGTTGTCGCTGAACCCGTTCAGATAATCCTCCACGTTTGCCAGCAGGATCTGCTGGTTGTTGGTGGCGGTGGCGTGCAGCTGCTTCAGCGTCCATTTGCTGGTGTTGAAAAATACGTAACCGGAGGCTGCCTTGAGGGGCGCGTCGTCCAGTTCGGTGGCCTTCATCTCGTCCTTTTGGAAGCGGACCTCTTCCAGAACGTCGGCTTTGGTGGGTTCCAGAAGGGTGTCCAGGCGACGCAGAACGACCATCGGCAAGATGACATCACGGTATTTCCCCCGGACATAGACGTCGCGAAGGCAGTCGTCGGCGATAGACCAGATGAAAGATACGAGCCTGTTGTGAGCAATTTGGTTCATGGGCGAGTTTAACAGTCCTGATGATATGCCAGATCAGTTGATGAAGGCATTTTATTGATTGAATTGAGCATTTATGCGGCCGTAGTTTGATCTTGATCGTAGGGGTGAGAAGGTTCCGCTGCAACGTGTGATCATTCCGGTCCATTGGGCTATGACACCTTGCAATGCTAATAGACGCCAATGATCGCACCCGTATCCAGCTCCTTGACGTAATCAACCGCGCTTCCATTCCAGTGGTAGGCGAAATGCGCCCCCTGTGCGGGGATCGGAACCACGTCTGGCCAGAATGCGGCGATGCAACAGCCGCCTGCGAAGCGCACGCTGGGCCAGAAAATGCCGTTCGACCCGGCACCGCGCCGCTCTGCGCCGAAGACCTGAGAGGCGGCATAGTCATCCGGGTGCAGCAGGTCATCCAATCCGGAGGCATCGTCAAATTCGGCGTCGACCGATCCGATCAGTTCGCGGAATTGCGATGTCCAGCCGGGAGCTTCCTTTGTGGCGAGCATGGTTTTCGTGTGGTGATGGATGGTCTCAGAAATCGCCACCTTTGTGCTGTCGCCTGCGTAATACATCCCGAACGACCCATCGCTAAACCGCCCCGGCCGTGACCGCGAGCAGTGGACAAAGGGGGCCATGACCCAGCTTGCGCCGGGCCCAGTGACGCGGCGGGCCACCGGCACCTTTGCCAGATCGCCGATGCTGTCACGGATGCGTGGATTGAACTTGGCTTCGGCCGAAGCCAATGCCTCCCAATCCGCCGGATCGGCGATGTCCTCGAACAGGTCGATGGGCGGATAGATCGAGCGGATGATGCGGACGCTGCGCGGCCAGACCACGCGGCGCACCGGCGCTGTCACCATGCGCCGCGTTCGGCGTCCAGATAGCTGCGCAGGTCGATCAGATCGGTGATCTCGCCGCGCATCATGACGTCGAGCGCGCTTTTGCCCCCAAGGTTGGCATTGGGTTTGCGGATCCACGCATAGCCGCGCGCGGCGTCGCTGAAGAGATATCGCAGACCTTTGTGGATCCCCATCAGGATGGCCATGCGGGCCCTCAGATCGCGGTCGATCCGCCCGATTCCGCCTTCCTTCCAACGCGCCCATGTGCGCTGCGCCATGTCGCCCAGCAGGGTGCGGGCTTCGATGTCGCTGAGCTGCCAGGCGCGAAACAGGTTCACGGTGGTGCGTGCAAGGGCGGCGGCCTCCTCATCCGTGATGGCGGGGAGGTCGGGACGGGAGCCGGTTGGCTGGATCGTGGCAAACTGCATGTGTTTTCCTCTATGACATGAATATATAGATTAAATGCCATTTGGCAAGATGCAGTTTCCGGTAAGATCGCTGCGTTCATTCAGCGCCACGGCCGAACCTTTGGCATCGCTGCCGTCACCTCGACGTCCCGCAGCATCCCACCCGCGATCAGCCCATCACGCACCCAATCCAGCGCCTGCCACCAATCCTCATAACCACGCCGTGCGGACGCGATCTGTTCAGGATGCGGCCGCCAGGTGACCGGGCAGGCCAGAACCTCGATGGTGCGCCACTTGCCCCGGGTCAGCACCCGTTCAGTGCCAACCACCACCGTCGTCGAGCGTTCGCCGTGCTGATTGCGCTTGGTTTCCACCGGCACGCAGCGTGGGACCATGCCGGGCATCCAGTCGGGGGTCATCCCGGCGCGCGCAAGTTCGGCCACGCTGATCGCCATACGGATGCCGCCGAGACTGTCAGGCATCCCCGCGACAGTGGCGGCGATCACCTCGGCATCTGCGTGGGTGTAGCTGCCCATCTTGTGTTGGCCACCGTCGACCTTGCAGCCCAGCGCGGCGCGCTGCATCAGGACATATTCCAAGCCAAAGCCGGAGCCTTCCTCGGTTGCATCCTTTGGTGGGGGCAGCTCCAGCTGGGCCTGTTCAGTGCGAAACGCCCATTCCAGGATCGCCTGGACGCCCAGCGCGCGTTTCACCTTAGCACCACCGGCGCGGCCAATCCGTCCCTGCATACTCATGGCTGCAATCCTTCAAACAGGTTCATCTGCGCTGGGCACTCCGGCCCGTCTGTCGGCCGCCAGATCCACGGGCCCAAGGCCATGGGCAGCTGCGAGAGCGCGCCACGCATGCGCTGCTGCCAGTGGGTGAACTCCGTTGCCGAGCAGGCGCAGAGCGCGTGCCCGATGGGCCAGCCCATCAGCCATCCGACGAAAAGCGGGTTCAGCCGCCGCCGCGACCGGCCCTTCAGGATGCGCCGACATGCGGCGC